AGACTTGGGGCATATGTTGCAACTCAATTTAAACTGCATGTCGCGAAGACTCTATACGATTTTATATTCTCTCGTATAGAGTCTACACACAAATCTGTATTGGACATTAGCATGGGTTGGGGAGATAGACTCGCAGGATTCTATGCATCCAAAGCAATAAACTATTTTGGAACAGATCCAAATCCAAGCGTCTATGAAGTATATAAAAAACAATGTGTTGAATATGAAAAGTTGTTGACTGGTATAGAACCAACTATTACTATAATACAGGTTACTCATGGAAATCACCTATACGAAGGATTCGTGTGTGTGGGTGCTTCGGGTAAGACTGTAACGGCATACAATGCTCCTGCTGAAGATATACTACCCACAATCAAGAATAACAAATATGATTGTATTTTTACCTCTCCTCCATACTTTTCAACAGAATTATATGATCAGGGTGGAGACGATTGGAAACAATCCTGGAGTAGATATCCACAATACCATCATTGGTGGAATGAGTTTTTTAGACCAGTGATTGCAGCATGTTATGAATCCCTTACCCCAACAGGAATATTGATGATGAACATCATGGATCCATTTGTTCGTGGGTTTAGATCGAAAACCTGTGATCAAATGGTTGATTATGTTACTTCTATTGGTGGAAAGTTTGATGGTCAAATTGGAATGAGAATTAAGCAAAGACCAAGGAATGTAAGTTCAGATAAATTATCTCATCATTTAAGCACGACATATATTGAAAATATATGGTGTTTTTCACAGAATGGATTTGACTTATCAATGAAACCTGCTACACTAGAGAACCTATTTGGAGAATAACATGAATCGTCAACAATTATTTGAAATGCATATACAAATGTGTGATGAAGCGTTGAATCTGATGCGAAGGAAAAATGCAGATTATGCAGGGAGTGGTGGGGAGAATCCATTCGCAAACTTTACTCGATCCGAAGCAATGGGACTTTGTTCCACTGAAGTTGGATTTCTGGTACGCATGACAGATAAAATGTCAAGACTTTCATCTTATGTTGAATCTGGAAAACTATTAGTAGAAGATGAAAGCGTCAATGATACACTGATTGATCTGATCAACTACTCTGTTCTTCTCGCAGGATATATTAAAAGCAAACAATGACTAACTTCTACACTAATGCTTACTATGACTATGAATCAATTCTAGTATCAGAAAGGCAAAGTGATGGCACACGAAAATACAAGAGGGAACCATTCGTTCCCTCTCTTTTCATTCCATCTAATACAGAAACAGAACACAAATCGATTCACGGAGTCCATCTCTCCGAGATGACCTTTGACTCATATTCTTCATATAAGGAATTCAATGAAAAGTATTCCAATATAAAGAATTTTGATATCTACGGTGAAATCAATGCGGAGTATCAGTTCATCAACAAGCAATATGGAACTAACATTTCATATGATTTGTCGATGATTGATATCATGTATATTGATATCGAGACTACCTCCGAAAAGGGATGGCCTTCAATTGAAAATCCTGAAGAGCAGGTTATAGTAATCTCTGTATCTTCAACTATTCACGGAATGGCGGTGTTTTGTCTTGGAAAATATACAACCACAGAAGATATAAAAGTATTTGAATTTGAGAACGAGGAAGAACTTCTGTATAAGTTTGTAGAGTACTTTTCCTCAAATTATCCAGATGTGGTTAGTGGTTGGAATATTCGTTTCTTTGATTTTCCATATCTAATCAGACGAATCAATAAGATTCTGGGCAAGAAGATAAGCAAGAAATTGTCACCTTGGGGAATCTTGAAAGAAAGACACATCACACGAAACAAGAGAGAAGAGATTGCCTACGATATGGTTGGTATTGCCATGTTGGATTACTTTGAAGTCTATAAGACCTTCACCTATGTAAAGCAAGAATCTTATCGACTAGATCACATTGCGTATGTTGAATTAGGACAACGAAAACTTGCATTTGATGAGTTTGAAAGTATTACTGAGTTTTACAAGAAAGACTTTCAGAAGTTTGTGCAATACAACATTACAGATACTATACTTGTTCAAAAACTAGAAGAGAAACTAAAACTTATCGAACTTTCTATTGCTCTTGCATATTCTGCTGGAGTAAATTTCAGTGATGTCTTTTCTCAAGTCCGAACATGGGATGTCATCATTTATAATTACTTGAGTGAAAGAGGAATTGTAATTCCTCCAAAGGTAAAGACGAAGAAGTTTGAACAATATGCTGGTGGTTATGTCAAAGAACCACAGGTGGGCATGCACAATTGGGTTGTAAGTTATGATTTGAATAGTCTATACCCCCATTTGATAATGCAATTTAATATATCTCCCGAAACACTAACGAAAGACGGAGAGCGTGGTACGGTTACTCCTGATATGATATTGACCTGTGGTGGGACTATACCAAAGCAACTACAAATACATAAAGAGAAGAATCTATCTGTTGCTGCAAATGGAACAACGTACACGAAGAAAGTTCGTGGATTCTTACCAGAACTTATGGAGAAATTGTATAAAGATCGTAAGATGTTTAAGGGCAAAATGATCACTGCTGAAAAGCAACTCATAGAGATAGAATCTGAAATTAAACGACGAGGATTATCTTAACATCTTGATTGTTTGTGATATAATAATGCTTAGAAAAAATCTGGGATTGTGGCGGAATTGGCATACGCAATTGACTTAAAATCAATCACCTTCGGGTTTGCGGGTTCAAGTCCCGCCAATCTCATTAACTCGCTGTATTTGTTATTTAATAATTTCTATTTGACAGAAGCACCCTTTTGTGGTACACTACAGGGTATGGCATATGGTATAATAACAGACACCGATATATTCGTTATAGACAACATGTTAGATTCCTCAAATGAACCGAGGAAGGGGGTTCTAGTCTATAAGAAAAAAACAGATGCACTCGCTGAGTGTATGTCTCTAAATAAACTTAGACAGGGTATGAAATTGAAACAATGTTACTCAGTTTCCAAAGTGAAGGACGAAGATATCCCAGCATATGGTGTTATTTTTGATGGAATTTGGAAGTCTAAACTATGAAAGATTTGTCAAATGAACAATTGTTGTTGTTGAAGAAACAACTAGAAAATGATATTTCAAAATATCACAATTTTCAATTGGTTCGAAAAATTCAACTTAATTCTGCATACGGTGCTATTGGAAATGAATTTTTCCGATATTATTCTACGGATTTAGCAGAGGCAATCACATTGTCTGGTCAATTAGCAATCCAATGGATTGGTCAGAAGTTGAATGAGTTCATCAACACCACTCTACAGACCCAGGGAGTTGACTATGTTATAGCATCAGATACCGATTCGGTTTATCTGAACCTAGAACAATTAGTAAATAAGTTCGTCCCTAATGGCGACAAATCAAAGCAGATCAGTTTTCTAGATAGCACATCATCTAAAATCTTCATACCCCTAATTGAGAAGAAGTTCAAAGAACTTGCAGATATGATGAATGCGTATGAGAACAAGATGCAGATGGGCAGAGAAGTAATTGCAGACAAAGGCATCTGGACTGCTAAAAAGCGATATATGTTGAATGTATGGGATTCAGAAGGTATTCGATATACGCAACCAAAACTCAAGATCATGGGCATCGAGAGTGGTCGTAGTTCTACCCCTGAATTTGTACGAAAACATTTGAAAGAGGCAATTCATATCACAATGAATGGAACATCTGCACAGATGATCTCTTTTGTTGAAAAGTGTAGAATTGAATTCTATGCTTTGCCTCCAGAACAAATTGCCTTTCCGCGAAGTGTTAACGGACTAGGGAAATATTCAGACTCTGCTATGATTTACAAGAAATCAACTCCAATTGCTGTTAAGGGGGCATTACTCTATAATCACTATATTACCAAGTATAAACTTGGAAAGAAATATAGAAAAATTATCGAAGGAGATAAAATCAAGTATTTGCATCTCAAGAAACCAAACCCAATGGGTGGAATGTTTGGAGAAGATCAGATTATTTGTTTCCCTAGTGTTTTACCAAAAGAATTTGATCTACTTGAATTT